GTCATATCCAGTTGCCTGCGACAGCTGCTCTGGCGATACGCCGTATTGTTGAGCTGCATCAGCAATAGCTTGTGGATTGCCTATATTTGCTTGAACATAAGCATTAATATCGGCATTTGAAAATGCTGGTGTAGCTGGTGCCGTATTTTCAAATACGTCTTCACCAAACTGTTGCGAAAAATAATCAATGGCCATATTAAACCTTAATCTTTAAACGATTGTCGGCGGTGTCTCGGTACACTTCGCCCACACGCAAATTAGCCAAGTCAGCTTGTGTTGGCAAAGTATCAATGTTGATATTTAACTGCGCAATATTGATTGGCTGAATAGCGTTTAAACGTTGAAAGAATAAGTTCAACACATTCAACATCTGGCCCATGTAGGCAGCGTCATACTCTGGCGGTGGAGCCGGTAAGCGCGGTGGAGCATCCTGCATAAAACTCATGAGTTACCCCTTCTGCCGTCTGTCTTAATGTCAATACGAGGTGCACCCAACTGCCAAGTAGTGCCGACTTGGGTGGACTCCATTTGGAATATCAACTGTCTACCACGAACGCGAATGTAGACTTGACCCGTAAACTCCTCAATTGGAGCTGTTGCAATACGCTGAATAGATGCGTTGCTTGTCCCTGCGGTTGAGCGTGGATCAGTTGCGCCTGAACCTGAGTTCTCAAACGGAATCAACGTCATCGTACACTGAGGCGTTCCGCTGGTAGAACCACGAAAAGTCAAGTCAGGCAGGACGCGCCAGATAAAACCAAAGTTGTGGCCGTCATCAATGTCAAACTCAGAGGAGCTAATCAAGGCTGGGATAGCTGTAGTTGTGGCTGTAGAGTTATCGTCCACGCCAAGCTCATGATTAACCAGATTATTAATGTACGTTGCACCCAAAGGATAGTTGCGTAAACCTGAATCAAGCCACGCAGATCGTGCCATTGTGCCGTAGTACCAGATGTCTTCAAGGTAGTTGTAGATCACGTACTTGTCCACGGTGTTACTACCAGCAGAACAATAGAACCACCAAGCTTCGTTAAAACCTTCGTTAGTTCCCGCAAATATTTGGGCTGCTTGCGTCAAATCAATGTCGCTAAAAATGTACTGGCGCAGGTCGCAGCGCAAAGTTTGAACACGGCCATCGTATTTGTAAAACTTGTCTACGCCCATCCAATAAACCACGCCAGAAGCCAGACAGACTGCGTTCGGGCCAATGATTGATACGTTGTCACCTAGCAACTGAGAAGCCCAAACCACGGGCGGCCCTACATACTGAAGCGAATAAAGGGCAGAGTCTGTAAACACTACTATCTCTTGACGGGCTTGAATGGCGGTAACAATCTCAGAGCCGTGAGACAACTGTAAGCTACCCGCTTGGTTTGTAGGTGCAGGTGTCCAAACAAGAAAGTCTTCTTGATCTGACCAACGAATTAACAGAGGGTTTAAGGTGGATGAACTGTAGTCATCGCAACCAAAAGCAAACACAAACCGGCTTGCGTCAGATACAAATGTAGACAAAACAACCGAAGGTACATCTGCGTCTGCGCCCATAATGCTAGACACTAAAACGCCACGAGTGTTTAAACCATTTGTTTGATCCCAATAGTACAAACCACCGCCACGGGGGGCAAAGATTAAGTCTTCGCCAAAGTTGGATTGGCTCCATAGACGAAGGGAAGATGTAGAAGATCCACCTGTACCCCAGAGGCCAGCACCCCAAGCGCCAGCGCCCCAGCCTGTAAGTGGAACTGCGTATTCAGGGCCAACATTAAGTTGATAGGCAGCCACAACAGAAGCCCCGCCGCCGGGAGAACCTGCAATAGCCGTAGCAAGTTGATAGGCAGCCACAACAGAAGCCCCACCCGTAGAGCCTGCTGGAATAACGATTGGCGTTGTAATGGTGTATGAGTTTGCATTAACAACCGTAATTTGAAACTCTTGATTGAGAACAGCAGCCGTGACGTTGGTTCCGCCCCCGCCAATAGTTGTTGCTCCGCTAAAAGTTACAAAGTCCCCCGTCACGCAACCATGAGCCGTATCTGTGACCGTGACTGTGGTGGATGCTGTCAGCGCAAACGGGTTGTTATTGATGGTAGGTGCAGGAACTACACGCAGGGGCGTGATGTCGTTGTATGACCCACCGGATTCAATGTAAAACTTTAAGTTAGTGCCTACACCTACTAGGTTGGCTCCGGTCAGTGTGACCCAATTCCATAGTGAGCGGCACACACCTTCGTAGGTTTCATCGGATATGCGAACCCAGCCACCAATCTTTTCAGGGGTTCCTGAACGGAAACGCACCTTCTCAGACTCATACCGTGTATTTTCGCGGTTAACCCCCGGACGAAATAGAATCTTTTTTAACGGCATTAGCAACCTTTATTTACTGGCAACGCCTTTGGTCTTCTCAAAAGAACGCATACCGGCAATGCCCAAGATGCCTGATAATATCACCCAAAGTTGGTCTGCGTCCAGTACCGGAGGGGGATCCATACCAGTAGGAACCCAGCCCATAGCTTGTAGGTATTTCCACGCCCACTGTAACAGCGGATATAGTAGGAACTGATAGCCCATAGCAGCTACACCGATCCAACCGATAGCAGGGCGCCAGCCGCTGACAAACACGCTAGAAGACGCAGCTTCAATCTTGTTGACTTCAATCTGGGCTAAATCTGTGGCTTGGTCAATGCGCTTCTCTTCAAGATCAAGCTTACGCTGCTCAATCTCCATCTCCATGCGTTCTTTGTCGGTAGTGACCAGATCACCAGCCACCTTACCAACAGCTTCAATAATTGATCCAACGGCAAGCAAGCTCATGCTAGACCTTTCAACGTACGGTTAATCCAACCCAGCAGGAACTTTGACTGTGTTTTGTTTTTGTTGCAAATTTCAGCGTAACGGGCAATCTTTGCCAAAGCGTATGCCTGTTTAAATTGCTGACCGTCTGTAACTTGGTTAAGTTTCTCTACAGTTTTAGCGCCGATGCCGCCGTCAGGGGTAGCACCAACAATCAACTGAGCCAGTTTCACAGCCATGCCCATGCCTGCGTTTACGCCAAAGTTAAAGATGGTATTAGCCACATCTTGGTTTGAAATCTCATTACCGCGCATCTTGTCCCAGAACTCAACTCGGTAGAACTCACGCACCATAGGCGTAAGGGAGCCACCAAACTCCTTCTTATCTACCAGCGCCCAGCCGGGCCACTGCGGGTTTTTGTTTCTAGCAATACCAGCGTAGGTCATACCGCCCGTGTCGCCGGGTACTTCATGGAGGACATAGCCGCCCTCGTCTTTCATCATCTGCTCAAAGGCTGGTTCAAACTGCGCCATTACTGTTTACTCCTTGAAAGCATGGTTGCCGCAATATCCATCATGGTTTTTGCTACCTGAATGTCGGCGGGTTCATTATCCCATCCCACAGTAATTTGGCCTACAAATCTGCTTGGGTCAGGCGGCACACTAACTCTGCAAGTGTAAGTAACACCCTTGGCGATGTACCACAAGCCCATCTCGGACTGCGCTGACTTGTACTCACCACAAGGTGTCTCGCCAGCCATTAACTTAACTACATCCGAATTGTTGCCTGCGTTCTGTGTAAACAGGCCCACATCCAGCCCATCGTTGGTTTTGTCTCGGCCTTCTTTGGTGTAAGCGCGGTACAGCACTCTAGTTCCAAACATAGGATTCACTTTGAACACGGCAACAATGGTAGCGTTGGTGGTTTTAAACAAGTGAGCGGCGGCATCTTCTACCCTGTCCTCGACAATGCTTGGCATCTTCTTGGACTCTTTGTACGCACCCATTAGCAGTTCTTGGTTCTGCCAAACAAAGTACCCAGAGAACGCAAACACCGCCATGAGTATCAGCGCGAACAGTTTAAACGGGCTATCCACATAGGACAGCACCTTGCTTAGTATGTCTGCTGGCTTTTCGTCACTCATCCTAGTCCAATCATTCCAAGTAGTTTATTCACAATCTTATTTGACAAGTCATCAGGCAGGAACTGGAGAAACCCAAGCACCCACCAAGCAATGCACAACCGCACAAAGACTTTAAGGAAGAGGTCAAATTGCTTTTGGTACTCATTCACCGCCCACATCCTGCTTTGCCGCACATATTTTGCAACTCAGTCAAGCCAAAAGCAATCAGCGTTACAAGAAAAACAATTGCCAATCCAGCTACCAAGTAAACCGTCTGTTCTTCCTCAGCTTCCTTGGCCTTCTTCTCTTCAAGCCGTAGCGCCTTCATCTCTTTGGCATCTGCCAAGTCCATTGCGGCTTGCCGTGCTTTAATTTTCTGCCATACGTCCATCTTGCCAGTAGTCATAAAGAGCAGTTTTAACTCCTCCTCAAACGCTCTGGCTTGCTCAAGCACCATCTCAATTTGTAGCGCGGTTCCCATGTTGGAACCCTTCTTGGAACGCTTGGCCTCGATCATCGCCTTGGTAGCGGTGCTCCTAGCATCAAACATCTTGCCGATCATCGGGGCAAGACCACCTAAATCATTGGCAACCTTGCTGGCCTTTTTGACCATGCTGATAGCATTTTGCAACCCATCCAGTGCTGCTATGGGGTCTATTGGAATCACACTAAAGTCCAAGCAATTATGTACGTGCCAAAAATGACGAAGGCCACCATACAGGCTGCGGCAATGAATGCTTCAGCCCAATCTTTCATGGTTAGATATGTGTAATTTCAACCGGCATATCTTGCGGGGGGCTTAAGTCAGCCATATTGGGCGCAAGTTGTTCTGCCTGTTGCACATCTGCGTAATCGTTAGAAATGCCACCAAGCTTTTTAACAATGTTTACAATCCGAGTGTCGTCTTCCATCGCCATAAACTCATGCGGTTGATTTGGCTTAAAGTCCACCACTTTACCGGCGGGCGCAATAACTTCCCAATCGTGGGAATATATTTTAATTACCCCCTTAGCCACAATAGTAATATGCACATTGTCTTCGGTGTGATTATGTTTAACCACTAAATCACCGGCTTTTGCAAAATCATAAATTGTCCCACGCAAATCCCCCATGTTTTCCAACGGAGTTGGTTTTGCCAATTTTTCAGGTGGAACTATATTGTCATAAGACATTTGGCGCTTCTCCGGGAGAGTCAAGATTTGCAAACAATGGCGAATTATTTCCTCCAAAAAGGACGGCTTCATCTAATATGCGCCGCCTTTGACGAAATTGTTTTTCTGAATCTGTCAATTCACGTACAGCCGTCCACCGCACCTTCCAAGTTCCGTTAATATTTTCTGGGGGTAATTGTTTTGTGTGATGTGTTGTAGGGTCAAAATCCGGCATTGGGTCAACTTCAACCAAAGCAAAAGTGTTGGGGCACGGAAAATTTGGATGCGTTTGGTCTTCCCGTATTTCAGGATGTTCAAGACGTATATCACCCTCATACAGAGGATACTGCAGGGTAGAAAGTTTAATGTATTGAGTTGTCATATAAATCTAACGTCAGGCAGCGTACCGGCATTTTGCACTTGAGTTGGGGTAGGATTCGGGCCGTTTGTAAAGGAACCATTAAAAGGATCACTGAGAGAAATATCAGGCCACGAACTTGATTCAATAGTAAAACTTGTGTTTGCCTGCCATGTCCATGTGCCGGATTGCGTTGATGTATACGTACCTGTTTTTGAACCATCGGCAGGAAATACTGCAAAACCGCCGCTTGAACCGCTAGTACCCTGTTTATAACAGAAGGCAATTGAGCCGTTTGGTAATACCTTTAGACCTTGATTTCTTTGTAGAGTCAAATAGTTAGAACTGTTTGAAATCCACTCGCGCCGCCATTGCAAAGTTCCGGCGTTATTAAATTTTATAACTGCAATTTTAATAAAATTACCAGAACTATAATAATTTATGCCACAAACGTAAACGTTTCCAGAACTATCTATATCAATAGCCCTAGGATTAAACTGATTTGTACTACTGTTTGAAGCATTAAATATATATTTCCACTGAACTGTAAATGATGAGTTCCACTTAACTACAAATCCAAGGTTGCTTGCAGATACACATCCATAACCATTCCCAGACGAATCTCCTACAAGACCCGTCCACTCACCATTAGGGTACTGTAAAGAATATGAACCTAAATAGCTTCCGCTACTATTATATTTAACAGCCTGTGGGTAATAATTGCTAGAACTGTTTGTTAGATTACCAAGATAAAAATTACTATTTGGATCTGTACCAACAGCTTTTACACTAGTGCCTTGTAATGTAGAATATCTACCAGCAATTACGCCATACGAACTATTATATAAACGCCATTGAGATAAAACAATATCAGAACAGCAGTAAGTGCCACTTATATGACCGCCTAAAATAATACTTCCATTGGGTAGTTGACGACCGCCATAACCTAAAGGCGCGCCACTAGGAGCATATGGTGCGGGAACAGGCGCACCTGAATAATTGTCTACACGATAAGATGGGGCAACATAAGTAAATGCGGTGGTTGTAAATTTCAATGCAGTAAAAAAAGTACCACCAAATATATTGGTAGGGGTAGCCGCACTCCACCCAAGCCAAGATAAAGCGCCGGTATTAAAGGCAAGTGAAAAATTCTTTGTAGTTACAGCCGAACCTGCAGCAGTGACTTGCCCAACGCTAACTGTACCCCCACTA